GGCCAGTTGGCGACAAAGCAATGAGCGCACTTATTGAACTGTGCGTAGATATTTGCAAGAGAAATAATATTAAAAAATTAAATTACACTGGTGATAAAACAGGTAACTTAACTATGCACAAATGGTTTGCGGCAACCGGATGTCCCGGTCCATATTTAGGCAGTAAATTTCCATATATTGCCGAACAGGTAAATAAACAATTGAATGTATCTAAAGAAAACGAAACTCTTTATCGTATACGTAAAACTTGGGAAGATGAAAAATCACAAATTGGTGCCTTTAAAAATTTAGATAGTGCAAAGAAAGTTTGTGATGAGGCTGGTAGTGGCTATTGTGTATTTGATGAAAGCGGTAATATTGTACACCCTATTAAAGAGCAGCCACAAAAGCTCTATCGTGTTAGAAAAACAAAGGATGATTCCAAATCTCAGAAGGGAGCTTACGCCAATTTAGATGGTGCAATCGCATGCTGTCAAGAAGCTGGCGAGGGCTATTATGTATTTGATTGGAATTATAATGTTGTATACTCATATAAGGCGCCGGTTAAGCAGGAAGAAGTAAAAGAAGAAAAACCAATTGTTGAAGTTTATAATTTAGACTATCCCAACAAAGTGAAGATTGTTGAATTAGATAAATTATTTGAAGAATCTGATTTAAAAGTAAACTGCGTGAGGGCAATTAACTGTATTTTAAAAAACAATGCAAACTTTGACATAAATATCGCTAAGGCATTTTTTGTATTGGCTCCTAAGTACGGTGTCAATCCTATGATGGCAATTTCACAGTCTGTACTTGAGACTGGCTGGTTTGCATATGTTTATTCTGCTGTAAAGCCAGAACAGCATAATTATTGTGGTATGGGTGTTACATCTAATGGATCAACTGGCAATGCTTTTGATACTATTGAAGATGGTGTAAGAGCACAATTGCAGCATCTATATGCTTACGGGTGTGATAATGCATTGCCTGAAGGTGAAGAGACGATTGTTGATCCTCGTTTCAAATATGTTACTCGTGGAATTGCTCCTTATTGGCAAAATCTTGCTGGCAGATGGGCTGTTCCTGGTTATGACAATAAAACTTATGCAACTCCAGAGGATGCAATGAAAGCTAATGATACTTATGGTCAAAAAATTTATTCAATTTATTTAAATATGGCACAGACCGAAGTAACCGATGAGGATATTAAGAAATACTTCCCCGTAGAGGTTGTTGACGATCCGGAAGATAAAGATGAGAAAAAGCAAGATAATGACATTGGTTTTATTTTTAGATTTTTAAGACAAATTGTTGAGTTCATTGCTAGTTTATTAGAGAAATTCAAATAAACATGAATTAAAAGGAGATATAAATTATGGAATGGTATGAAATTGTTATTAATATTTTTGCCGGTCTTGGCGTTGCAATTCCACTGGTGATTAAACTAGTTGAATATGTAAAAAAAGCTGCAAAAGAAAAAAACTGGAGTGTTTTATTAACCCTTGTTATGAATCTTATTTCTGAGGCAGAAGATCAGTTTGATAATGGTGCGGATAGAAAAGCATGGGTACTTGGAATGGTTGAAGCCAGTGCTAATACGATTAATTATGACATAGACTTAAAGCAGGTTGGCAATCTGATTGACCAGTTATGCGCTATCAGTAAGAAAGTGAATGTACAAAAGGAAGTATCTAAATAATCTTCCTACATAACATGAAGTAGTTTTGTTTTGTAGGGGGATGGTCTAAACGGGCCGTCCCCCTATTTTTTACGTTTTAAATTAAAGGATGTGATAAATATGTCTAGAGTGATGTCTATAGACCAGTCTACACGTTGCAGGGGTTACTGCTTGGTCGAAGACGAAGAATATGTGTGTTCTGGTGTTATTGATATGAGCAAAAGTGACTTGGACACACCAGAGCGTTCGTTTGAAATGGCTAAAGCTATTTGGAAGCTTATAAAAAAATACAAACCTCAGTATTTAATTATCGAAGATGTGCAGAATCAGAGTTCTACTAAGACGGTGATTGTACTTGCAAGACTGCAAGGTATGATATTGGGCTATGCTGAAGCTCATGGTGTTCATACACATATCCTTGCACCGACGGCGTGGAGACGAATATTAAATTATTCTCAAGGACCAAAAGTGAAGCGAGCAGAGCTTAAAAAGCAGAGTGAGGATTATGTTAAAAATAAATATGGATTTGTTAAATCCGAAGATGAAAATGAGGCTATAGCACTTAATGATGCTGCTCGTCAAAAATTTGATTTAGACGATCTTTTATAATAATTAGGTTTGAAAACAATGCCACAGGTGTGGTTTTATATAAAAATTTTATGATTAAAAGGAGAAAATTTTATGAAAGTAAATGAACTAATCGAGGTAGCAACTAACAGTAAGAACAAAATGCTTAAAGGCGCTCAGTTGATCGAGTTTTTGAGCAAAACACTAGAGGTTAAGAAATATTTAAGTATTAAAGAAAAGCGTGTGTTAATTGAAGATATCATCAACGGTTGTATTCTTTATGAGGACGGCGTATATAAGTTTGATGAAATTGATAAGTATATTGCTTTTACCATGAAGACGATTGCTGCATATACAAATATAGAATTATCTGCGGATATTGACGGTGATTATGATGCATTATGTAAAGCCAATTTGTTGAATGTTGTCATTGAATCCTTCGCAGGCGAATACGACAATGTTAATCTTTTACTTCAGATGAGATGCGACTATGTTTTAAGTAGCAATACGTTGGAAGCACAGTTTGGCAAGATCTTAACTGAAATTATGGATAAAGTAAGCGATCTTGCAGGTGTTTTAGAGAAGAAAGTTGGCGAATTTGATTTTAAGAATTTGCCAATTAGTACGGATGACTTTGGAAAATTGATGGAATTTGTTAATTTACAGAAAAAATAATTAAGGAGTGAGCTTTATGGCGGCTACAAACATCGATAAGGTGTTTAAGCAGATCGAGAAAGATTTTGTGGAGCTATCTAAAACTGCAGCTAGAAATGCGGCCACTAAAGCACAAAAAGATATTGCCGAAAAAGCGGATCGGTTTATCGATGAATATTATGCGTCGTATAAACCTAAGTGGTATAACCGTAAGAAACACTTATATAAATTAGTGCAGAAATATTATCAAGAGAGGCAACTAAAAAAAGGAATTGTTATTGAATTTGGTGTCGAATATTCTGCATCGAAAATTCGTGGTCTTCATAAGAGTTATTCCTATTGGCATCAACGCGGTGGAGACTGGAAATCTAGGGAATCTGCGGGATTTAATTTTGATACAGGAGACAATGGTATTCCAGAACCAGAATGGATTACCGAGAATTTCTTGGAAGGTATTCACCCAAGTGGAAAACTTGGAGACGACAACGGAATTCGAGACGCGCAGTCCCCAGACGAAAAAATGCAAAAGTTTTTTGATAAAGAACTTAGCGATTTAATTTCAACATATATGAACAGATACTTGTTAGATTCTGTTAAATATTATTTTTAAAGGTGGTGAAAATTAATGGCGAATAAGAAAATTCAAGCAACTGCTCAATTGTTTTTAAATACTAAAGATGCTCAAAAGGATGCGCAAAAGTTTGTTGAAGATTTAAAACAAAGATTGAGTGATATTGAATCTGCGGCAGACAAAATGACCGTATTCAAAGATATGGTTGAGTATATTGCACAAGTAGATAAAGCGATGGCTAATTTAAAAGAGAACAATAAAGATGTGTTTGGTCATATGTTTGATGGAATTGATGCAAATTTGAAGGTGCAACTTGAATCACTTTTTGGTGTATCTGGAGAACAACTTGGAAAAATTGATGTTTTGAGAGAAAAATTAAAAACTTTAACTCCAAAGTCAAGCATTAAGGAACTGAGAGGTTTTGCAGAGGAAATTAATAATATTTTTACTAGTTTAGGTGTATCTACTCCATTTAACAACATAGCGGAACAATTTAGCGGCAAAACAAACACCGGTCATATTGAATTGTTAACAGATGCATTAGCTAATTTGGCAACTGTATGGCAGGATATAAATTTCAAAATTGCTAATGGATTTGGTGTTGGTGGAGCCGGAGGTGGATTAATTTCTCCAAAAATACAGGGGGAAATCGATAATTTAGAACAAAGGATTAAACATTATGAATCTGTAATGAATAAGTTTAATACTGTTGCAGCAATGAAAAAAACCGCTGATGATTTCGAGCCAATTGATCTTGATTTTGAGGTATCGGAAAAAGCTGTCGATGGTTTAATTGACAAATACAATGAATTACAAAATGTCTTAGATACGGTTGATTCTGATTCAATTGAATATTCAGATGCACTTGCCGAAAGAGCAAAGGTTGCTATGCAACTTATAGAGCTAAATAATCAGTTAATGCAAGAAGGCCCAGAGAAAAAAAGACTACAACAATTTATATGGGATGAGGGCGTTGAGGAATATCCTTTAGAAGATTTCGCATATGAATTTGAAGATCAAATGAAACATATTAACAAATTAATTTCTGATACTCGTAATGAAATTAATTCATTAAAACAATCTGCGATAATGGATACGACTGGTTCTGATTCTGGATTTGAAAAACAACTAAATAGTATTGATGATGCTGCGGATCAAGCTGGCGACAAAGTTGATATGCTTGGCAAGAAATTGGTTAATGTTTCCGAATATGTATCTGCTCTATCTGGTCAATTAAAGGAAATGTTTGCAGCATCAGGACGTAGTGCAAACTTTGAATACCATATTGCTATTGATGGACTTGATATTAAGGCTAGACATGGCTCTGAAAAATCAGTAGACCTTGCAACTCAAACAGAAACATATTTAGATACTTTATTTTCCGACTCGGTTTTATATGGTCATTCTCATCGTGGCGGAACGGCGGCAACAAACATTTATGATATTGAAACTGTTTTAAGCTCTTACAGGGATGGCGTTGCAATTCCTGTTCATTTTGTAGTTGGAAAAGATGCAATTACTACAATTGATTTTACCGGTTTGAGTAAAGATGTAGCAGATCAATTAATGCAGGAAATTTCTGCCACAAATAGCAACAAGAACGCTCCTGTGCGCAATGAAGTTATTAATAAAATAGCAGAGAAATTCACTGGAAAATCAGAAGCACTAAAGACGTGGAGCGTGGATCAGTTTGATGATTTGGCGAAGTACATATATGACGTCTCAAGTGCAGCATCATCAGCGTTAACTCCAATTGAAAAATTCCAGGCGGTTCTAGACAACATGTTTGGAAAAGGCAAAGTTGATGCATCAAAACATGAATCTTTGTTATCCGGGTTAAACCAAGATAATGCCAAAAATATATTTAACCAAATTGCATCGATAGAAAAACTGCAGCCAATCAAAACAACTGATATGTTGACTATGGGGCAGGTAAATGCTGAAATTGATGAGAGCATTGCGAAGTATAAGACTCTTAGAGAAGAAGCCAATTTGTCTTATTCTGATATTAGGAATGAAGTAGATAAAGTTATTGAACACTATAATGCTGGTGGTTCGGCAACCAGTGGACTTGATTTCTTCCAACAGTATTTCCCGGAGGGTGAATGGCAAAAAGTTCGTGACCTTTTAACAGATGCATATGATAATGTAATTAGTCTTGAAGAAGTTACGAATAGAATCGCTAGTGAATTTGGAGTTGATCCTGATACGTTTGCTCAAATTCCAAATGCATATCAAGATTCACAGATTGATCAAGCCAAAGCGAAAGTTGAGTCGTTTTTAGCATTGGCAGAAGAAATAAAAAATACTTCGTTTTACGAATTTGGAAATGCACGAGACAATGTGAAAATCGGTGAATATACTGAACGTCTTAATCAAGCAACAAATGAACTTGAGGAATTCGGTAGACAAAATTTATTGACAGCAGAACAGGTAGAATCTGTTCGTGCAGCATTGCAAAGTGCTTCAAGTTATTTGGAAGATGAAACAAAGAGCTATGATGATTTTTATAGTCATCATTATGAATACAGCAATGGCTACGATGCATATAGCTCAGATGTAAGTGCAGCCGAGTATGCTGCCGAAGAAGCTCAAAAACGTGCAGAAGAAGCCGAACAAGAGGCAGAGGCTTATAAACGTGCATCGAGTAATTTAGCTGAGGACAAATTTGAGTTAAAAACAGAAAATGAAAGCCTAAGGGCACAGTTAGCCCAAAAAGAAATGTCTGACGATGAGTTAGAGGTTTTAAGACAAGAAAATGGCGCACTTGAAGAAAAACTTGAATTGCTGCAGAATATTGCAGAACAATACGCCAATACTGTCACTCCAAAAAACAGGGAAAAATATGAAGAGCTAAATCAGAAAGATATGGACTCTGGTTTAACCGCAAAACAAGAAGAACGTTTCTGGGAGCTTGGCGAGGCAATTGATTTAGCAGACCAGCAGCTAGAAGAATTTGGGGAAACATACGATAAAATTATTCTAAAGCTATCGAATGGTAAAAAAATTGAGATACTTCCTGATGATGCAGGTCTAAGAAAGTTCGATAAAATTGCTAATGAATATTATGGTGGCGAATATAATGGACATGAAATTGATGATGTTATTTTTGTTCGCAAACAAGAGCAAACTGTTATTGAGGAAAACAATCAAGAACTTAGAGAACAATTAGACATACAAGAGCAAATTCATCAGAAATCCGTTAAGTCTACTAATGGCAACAAACAGACTGCTGTTAGTGATGATGTTAAATATCTTGAGACATTACTGGAAAAACTTATTGAGGTTAAGGCTGCCGTTGACACAAAAACACAGGCATTTGAAGAAGAGCGTGTAACTGTAGATGGTGTTGTTGATGCAGAGGTAACATCTTTACAGTCTTTAATTAATCAGCTTCAGGAAGTTATTGCACAAGTTAATCTTGTTGGTGATGCTTTTAGTAATATTAATACCAATATTCCAAAGATTGAAGTTGGCTCTCAACTTGTTGAGCAAAATAGCACACCTACTGAAAACGTTCACTACGTAACAGATCCACAGGGCAGACCCGTTACTATGTATCGTGGCATAAGGAATTCTTATAGTGGTCTTGTCTCTAATCGTTATCATGGCGGTACTTTCTCTACCGACAATCTTGAACTTGCAAAAGAATATGCCGGTGACCTTGGTAAGGTTGAAAAAGTATTACTGTCGATGAAAAATCCATTGGAAATCGATGGCCATGGTGCGTTTTGGAACAAAATTGAATATATTGGAGACAATGCCGATGAAGCAAGTCAGAAACTGTATGAATTAAATGCTTCCATTAGAGCAACGGAGAAACTTCTCAAAGATGCCGAACAAATTCCTGTATCTGATCAAGAATTGAAAAACATAAGCAGAGGATTGATTAGCGAAGACGATACTAAGAGAGCTAGGGAAATTAGCTATTGGGCCAAAGAGCTTGAGCAATACAAGGCAGAAAAGGCTGCTATTCTAGCAGATGACAGCAATCCATATGGCAGAAAGAATACGAATGAATTGGTGGAAATAGCCAAGGAAAAGGGTTATGACGGTGTCATTTTTAAGGACATTATCGACAGTGCGACAGGAGATGTAAAAGATTTATCAACCGTTATGGTTACGTTTGAACAAGATCAAATTCATTATCTTGAGACGATCTCTTCCACGTTTGAAAGCTCTGTGGTTGCATTTAAAAATCATTTTGGGGATTTGACTCAACATATTTCTGCATCCAGCGAAGAAGTTGAATCGTCTATCAGAAAAATGGTTGAGCTCAGAGGTAAGGTCAACACCGGTGAAATTTCTGAAGACGAATATCGTGCTTTTATATCTGAAAACACAATAGCCCGAGATTATAAAAAATTAGCAAAGAGATCAATGGCTGTTCCTGATTTTATTACTGGAGCATTAGATGGAGAAGAGTTTGATTTAAAGCATGTTATTCAAATGATTAATGATATGCTTGACAATATGCGCCATCGTGCACAAAAGATTGCTAAAGCATTTGGTAAAGAAGGCGTTCCGTTTGACGAATTGCTCAAAGTTGGTGGCGTCGAAGATATTTCTACAGTTGTTACAAAGGCAGATCAAGCGTCTGTCACCGGTGATGTGGCTGACGAGGTTACTCAGCTTGAAAGGCTACAGGCTGTACTGGTCGAGGTCAAAAATGCAGTTCTTGCAAAGACTAAAGCTTTTTACGATGAGGGTAACGTTGTCGGACAGGTTGTTGGCAAAGAGGTTGTGGCGCTTAATAAGCTATTAGAAACTATTAACGAAATTGTTCCAAAAGTTGATGCGTTATCTACTAAGATGGCAAGCGTTGGACCAATTGATTTTACGGTTAAAAACGATGATAGCAACACCGGTGCAACCGAATCTAGCACTACCGCAGAAGACAAGTTTAAGGCTCGTGTTAGTGCTAAGAAAGGCGCAATGACTAAATATATTGACGAACTAAAGGGCGTTCAATATGTTACTGACGACACGCGAGAGAAGTTAATTGGGCTTAGAGATGCCCTAGATACTGTTAAGACACCGAAGGATCTTAATAATATCATAGCTAAATTCGAAGAGTTGCAAACCGAAATCAGCATCTTAAAGGCTTCATTTGAAAAAACTGGCTTGAATGATGTTAGAGATGCGGAGAGAAAATTACTAGGTTCATTTAATACGTTAAATAGTGACCAAAGGGATATTCTGCGAAAAGACCGTGATAACGTTATTCAACAATTAAAAACATATGAAAATGCCGTATTAAGCGGTCAGAGAGTAGAAATTAGTGCAATCGAAAATACGACTAGGGCCTTACGTGAACAAATTGAGATGTATCAAGCGGCTAATAAAGAAGCAAAAAAGACTGGTACCTCTACAAGCGGAAATGCAAGCTTTGGTTCCACGGCATCTATTAATGCAACAGCCAAGTATAATTCGTTAACGAGAGTGGCGACTAGCGATCAGTTTGCTGGTTCTTCCGTGGTTGCAGAGCATTTAGAGCAATACAAAAAAGCTTATGATAATCTAATTTTAGCTCGCGATGAATTGCGCAGTAAAAACGCGATAGACGAGAGTGATAGAGAGGCATTTAGGACGCTAACTACTGAATGTAATAATTGCGCTAAGGCGTTGGATAAGGTGCTTCAAAATACTTTAAAACTTAAGAGCAATAAGGCCAATTCGCATGATCACATGCTCGGTGAAGATTTTGTTGATAACAAGCAGGGAAGAATTGATGCTTTAACTGACTTCGCTAAGCAGATGTATGGCGTTAATGTTGCGGCAACCGACTTCAAAGATAACTGGAATAAAGTTGTGTTTGCCGTTGATAATGGTGATGGCACGTTCACGCAAATGACTGCGACGTTTACAGATGCCCGGAACGAAATTGTTGCCATGGCCGGAGATACAAAAAAAGTACAGAGTGCTCTTTCTAGTTTCCTTGATGGATTTAAAGGAAGGGTAAGGTCACTTGCTCAATATTTCTTGGCAACGATTTCTATTTATGATGTGTGGAGAGTTATTAAGCAAGGCATACAGCATGTAAAAGAAATTGATTCAGCATTGACGGAACTAAAAAAGGTTACCGACGAAACAGAAACAAGCTATAAACGCTTCCTACAGATTGCATCAAAAACTGCCAGTGAGATTGGTAGTACTGTTGCGGAGTTTGTTAACGCAACTGCTGATTTTGCTAGACTCGGATACAATATGGAACAAGCCGCAGAATTAGCTAAGGCGGCAAGCGTGTATAAAAATGTTGGTGACGGAATAAATGATATTTCACAAGCCAGCGAAAGTATAATCAGTACAATGAAGGCCTTTGGTATCGAGGCAAAAGATGCCATGGGAATTGTTGATCGATTCAACGAGGTAGGAAACTCGTTTGCCATCTCTTCAACTGGTATCGGTGAAGCAATGCAACGATCAGCATCAGCCCTATACGAAGCAGGTAATACGATTGATGAATCGATTGCGTTGATTACTGGAGCAAACAGCGTGGTAATTTGTGCCACGTCGCTATAGTAATATAGTGACTAGTAGATAACTATATAAGTCAAAGGGTGTGGCTCACCAGAGACTTAGGAAAGATTAATAAAACAATTATTAAAACATACAGATAAGAGATGATATTTTATGAAAATAATAAAATTTTGCCATTATTGTGGAAAAAAATATTACGTTGAGAAAAGTCAAAGAGACCGAAGTAAATTTTGTTCCGATCAGTGTTTTAGAAAGAACAAAAACACACAAATCTTCTATTCGTGCGATTATTGTGGTGAAGATTTTTTAATTAGAAAATCTAAAGTCGATAAAAGAATTTCTGGGCAGTCAAAATATTTATGTTGTTCCTCGCAGTGCGCCAAAGATATTCAAAAGCCCCAATGGGAAGACATCAAGTTGTTATTTGAACAAAAAAACTATATCTTACATAGCACAGAGTATATCAATGCGAAATCAAAATTAGAATATACATGTGCAGCGCATATAGATATGGGCGTTCAAGGTATAACATACAATAATTTAAAAATGGGGTTTGGGTGTAAATATTGTGGCACGGAAAGGATGGCTGATGCCAGAAGACTGTCTTTCAATGAAGTTAGAGAGATTTTTGCTAAAAATGACATGATTTTATTAGATCAAGAATATAAAAATACGCAAGAAAAATTAAAATATATTTGCAAAAATCATATAAAAATTGGAATACAAGAAATGTCAACTATAAATGCTTATAAAAACCATTGTCCTTATTGTAATACAATCAAAGGTGAAAAGAAGATATTAGATTTTTTAGTGCAAAATCATATTAAATTTGAACCACAAAAATCATATGATGACTTATTGGGCATTGGTGGCGGTAAATTATCATATGATTTTTATTTATCGGATTACAATTTACTCATAGAATACCAGGGTGAACAACATGAACATCCAGTGGAGATTTTTGGCGGCGAGAAACAATTTGCAATTCAACAAGAGCATGATAGACGCAAACAAAACTATGCATCAAGCAACAATATCAATTTATTAGAAATTTGGTATTATGATTTGAAAAACATAGATAGTATTTTGACAGAAAAAATTTTAAAATAATATAATTGTTTTATTTTTATCCTCAGAGACTGCAGGGTGCATATGGTAACATATGTGCTGAAGTTATCCATCCTACTCATAAATGAGGGATGTAATATACAGTCCGATCTCACGCAATAAGCCATTAAAATGAAACGTGAGAGATAGCCAGAAATGACTATCCGCCATATTTTAATATGGTCAGTAGACGTTGCTGTCGAAAGTAACAGAATTGGCAAAATCCAGAACAAGTAGGCACAGCCCTAAAAACGTTAGCTCTTCGTTTGCGTGGTGCTAAAGTAGAACTTGAAGAAGCAGGAGAAGACGTGGACGGTATGGCCGAAAGCACTTCTCAATTACAAGCAAAACTATTTGCATTAACGCATGGTAAAGTTGACATCATGTTAGATGCAGATACATTTAAAAATACAACCCAGATTCTCCGTGAAATGGCTGGAGCCTGGGAAGACATGACGGATATCGAGCGTGCCAGCGCCCTAGAACTTATGGGTGGCAAGCGTCAGGCCAATATTTTAGCATCTGTCATTAAAAATTTTGATACAGTAGAAGATGTTATTACAACTTCTATGGAAAGCTCAGGATCAGCACTAGCTGAGAATGAGAAATATCTTTCTAGTATTCAAGGTCGCATTGACCTATTCACAAACTCATTACAAACCATGTGGATGAATTTTCTTGACTCTGATGTCATAAAATTTATTGTTGATCTTGGAACTAGTTTGATAAAATTAGTAGATAATATTGGTCTAATTCCATCTGCTGCCGGCATTTTTGCTGGTTGGAAATTGGCGTCGAAAGAATTAGAGAAGGCATTTGGAAAAACTAGTATTAGTACGAAAGAACTAAAAAAGAATTTAAATGATTATATAAATCAACAAACGCAAGTTGTAGATGTTTCGGAACAGGTTGCAACAGCAAAAGAGGCCGAAGCAAATGCATCTACAAATGCCGCAAACGCCGATCAACTAGAGGGCCAAATGAGCACTTTTGCTGCTGAGGCTGATACCGTTGAGGCAAATGCATCTATTGACGCTGCAAATGCAGATCAGTTAGAGGGCCAGATGAGCATGTTCGCTTCCGAGGCAGATAATGTTGAAGCAAATGCATCTACAAATGCCGCAAACGCCGATCAACTAGAGGGCCAAATGAGTTTGTTCGACGGAGGTTTCCCAACTATTCCGGTAGGTAGTGAATCTGGCAAAGGTGGTCTCGGTCTTAAAGGTATTCTAGGAAAGGGTGCTACTGGTCTTAAAGCTCTTGGAATTGCATTTGGTAAGGCCGCTTTGGTTATGGCTGCCGTGAAGGCGGCTACTTGGACAATAGGTAAAGTATGGGAAAAGCTAGATAAAGAAGTATTCCGTAGAGCAGAACATATAAAGGAAGAAGTCGAAGATTTAAAAAATACTTTTGAATCTGCAAAAGAAACCTTTGACGATAATTTATCAGAGCTAACTAAATCCAGCGACACAAAACTCTATTCGACACTTCAAGACGAATTTGAGGCATTAACTCGTGGAGTAGATGAATACGGTAACAATATTTCTCTAACTTCAGACCAATACGAACGCTATAAGGAAATTTGCGAAAAAATTATCGGTATTAATCCAAATCTTGCGCGTGGTTATGATGATGCAGCTAAGGCCATTGGTAATAATGTAGATGTATTGTCGGAACTAATAGAGTTACAAAAAAGACAAGCAAGGCAAAATGTTGACACAATTATTAACGATGATAGCTTTGGAAAAATAGCAGAAGATGCAAATAATAATGCAAAAACAGCAAAACAAACATCGAATAAAAATAACTACTCAAGTGCAAGCAGTGCGTGGGATGTTATTAGTAATGCCGTTAGTGGTAGGTTAGAAACTGCTGTAGTTGATGGTCGTCACTTAACCACCGATATAAACAGAAGTGGATCTAATAAAGACGAAGTAATGTCTTATATATTGGAACAGATTGGTTATACAGAAGAAGAAATTCAAAATGTTCTTACTAAGTATTGGAATAAATATGCCAATGTTTATAATACCAATCAATTCATGCTTGACTATTACAATGAAATTGCAACAAACGTAGATAAATTTGGTGAAGAATATAAGCTATTGCTGGGTAATGCACTTAGTGAAATCGAACGAACAATTAGAAACGGAAGCGACGGCATCCAAGATGCACAGGATGGTCTTATTGATGACTTTTTGCTCGTTCCACAAGGCACGGAGGCTGGACAATATTATGACCAATTAAATGATGCAAGTAAAAAATTTATTATAGATTGGATTAAGAGCAGTTCTCAATTTAAAGTAGACAATAATCAAACTGCTGATGCAGCAAAAGCTAATCGTGACAAAATAATTCAAATGGTGCAGGATCTTGCCGACGAAGGTTTTACAGTAGAGTTTAATGGAAAACAAATTACCGGCCAGGATTTATTAAATCAACTATATAATTTTGATCCGTCTACTGTTAATTGGGATACATATAAAACTCAAATTGAAAAATATATTGATACAATTTGGACTCTTATTGGTGGAGAGGGAAATCAATATGGAATAACAGATAAGAACGGATTGGCACTGTCTTTGGGTTTTAATTTTGAGAAAGACAACAAAGAACTTGAGGCAGATAAAAAATTAATTGCTGATCGTTTGGATACAACTGTTGATGACATTAACGAATTTGTAGCCGGTATGACGGCAGAAGAGGTTCAGGCATTCTATAAAATTAATTGGAATGACGCCGAACATTCTGACGATGACACGAAGCAAGAGATAATGGACGCAATCCACAACAAAATGAAAACAATGCAGGATGTCGTATCTGTTAAAACCTATTCCGTGTTAACAGAAGAGTTAGATACCTATAACGAAGCTCTTTCTCAAACCGCTGAAATTGTAACAAATAATACACAGGTTACACAGGAATATAAAGACTCTCTAATTGCACTTGGCATTAGCGAAGAAGAGCTTAACAAGTATTTTGACGAGAACAACGATTTAGTTGTTAAAAATGCAAAAGGTTTAAATAACCTTGTAAAAGCAGCGAAGAAAAATACAGTCGAAAATATTAAACTCGCCAAATCTCAAGCCAGACTCGACTATTACGAGCTCTACAAGAAAATGAGAAAAATCGTAAACGAAAAAGGTGAGCTTTCTGATAGTTCTAAAGAACAAGTATTGACACTATATCAAGAAATGGGTGCGTTGCAAAAGACAATTGCTAAATACGCATTGCTTGAAGCTGGAATGTCGGATGTAATAAGAACCTACGAAGAGTTTGCCGAGGCACAGGAATTTGACAGCGAAACCGACTATATCTCTACTGTTGAAGATATGATAATGGCGCTAGGTGAAGCGTTCAATACGGCTAAGCTTGGCACAGAAACGGCACAGACGGCAATCAGAGGATTGATTCCAGAAGATGTTTATGAAGATATTGAGGCACTTGATACTGCTGAAGAAAAAATGGCAGCCATTTACGATTATTTTAGGAATGGGAAAATCGCTCAATATTTTACTCTCGAATTTGACGATGATGGTGCAATTACTAGCGCTGAAATGAAGCTTGGCAATTTACGCAAGTTTATCGAAGATGGATTAAATCTTGATGAAAATGGAGATGGAATTAAGGTATTCGAAGGTGCCGATTGGCAACATTTCGAGTTATCTGATGAATTTTTGGCAGGTGTTCAAGAGCACATCAAAAATGGCGGAGATGGATTGCAATACTTTGCAGATCAGTTTGGAGTGACTCGAGAAGTTGCACTTGCATTCTTTAAGACCATTGAAGACCATGATATTGAATGGTTGATGGGGGATTATTCTTCTTTAATTGAACAAATAATACCTTCAAGTTTAGAGTCTAAAATATATGATACCACACAGGCTTTAGCAGAGTTGGACGCACAATTAGCAAGTGGTAAGATTACACCAGAAGAATATGCTACTAAATATCAGGAGCTAAACGGTTCACTTGATGAATTTGGTAAAAAGGCAAGAGAAGATATTGCGTTGCATAATGATTTAACTAAACAACTAGCAGAACAAAAAAAGATTATGCAAGATGCAACGGCTGTGCTCAATAACGCTAATTCTACAGATGCGGAAAAAGAGGCTGCACTTTCTACTTTAACTGAGGCTACTCGAAAGGCACAAGAACTTTCTAGTCAGCTAAAGGGTATTGAAGTAACAGAGGTTACTATTCAGTTTGCACTTGATTATGTTGATGCGGAAATTGATAAAATTGAACAGGAACTACAAAGTAAAATTAATTTTGGCGAAGATGGAACGTATACCGTTAAGGTTGGTGTGCAATTAACAGACGACGAATTAGCGAGAATGGAGCAATATAAGAAACTATGGGAAGAGCGTCACGAAATTGAAGTTGAAACAGACCCCGATGATGCCAAGACCGCTCTTGAGCTAATTGAAAGTGCTGCACAAAGTGCTCTTGATGTAATTAATAACATAGACGGTACTACAATTACTATTGACACATCTTCTGCTGTTTCAAGTGTTAGTGCTCTGTATGATGCGTTACAGTTGTTGCTTTCTGTAAACCCACCAAAAACCGTAGACCCACCAACAACTACAACTCCACGAAAAACCAATCAGAATAGAGGACGTGGTGGTCATCAAACAGCGGAGGATAGAAACAACTTAATGCTTGCCGATGGTACCGCTCACGCATCTGGTGATTGGGGACTTCCAACTAATGAACACGATGCATTGGTTGGAGAGTTAGGAGCAGAACTTGTTGTTGATCCTCAAAGTGGAAGATATTATACTGTAGGGGACAACGGTGCTGAATTTGTTGATTTAAAGCGTGGAAGTATCATTTTTAACCACAAACAAACAGAGGGGCTTCTTAAAAATGGACATATTACTTCTCGTGGTAAAGCATATGCAGATGGAAATGCTCATGTCACTATTTGGCCTAATGCTTCCTCTAAAAATCAATGGGAAGGAACTGGCTATGATAGCTGGGATGACCCCACTTATGATTTACAAGAAGCTCTTGACGGAGCTTCCGGTTCAGCTAATGATTTTGAAGAAACTCTGGACTGGATTTCAATTCGTATGGAAGAATATGCGGAGCGGATTGAACAATTAAGTGCTGAACTAGAGAATGAAATAGGTTATGTTAATAAAAACGAAAAGATTCAAGACATCATTGATTTAAATAATCTAAAACTTCCAGAATTACAACGTGCAGCAGATTACTATAATAATAAAGCGGAATCTTATTTAGCCGGACTAAGTCCAGAATTAGCAAATGCCGCCAGATATGGCGAAATAGCAATTAGCGAATACACAAATGAAGAGGATGAGCAAACTGTTGAGGCCATTAATAAGTATCGACAATATGCACAAGAAGCTGCCGCAAAAGAAAAAGAAATAGCAGAAACAATTACAGAAATTAATAACTTGTATAAACAAGCTTTTGACAATATTGCTAACGATTTTGACAATGAATTATCTCTTGTTGATAGCAAGATTGCTCAACTTGAAGCGCACAATGACCTTCTTGAAACCGATACTGGCTTTGCATCAGAAGACATCTATAGGGCAATTCAAAATGAAACTCAAGCAAAGATTGACCAAAATAAGCAAAAGAGAGATACTCTACAAGCTGAGCTAAGTACCGGAAAGATTAAAGAAGGCACAGATGCTTGGTATGAGGCAATAAATACGATTGCTGCGGTTGATGCAGAAATTATTCAATTAAATGCAGATATTGAAAATACACAAGATAAAATTAATAACTTGCATTGGGAAAAGTTTGATCTTTTAATTACCAAATTCCAAGCCGTTTCTGATGAAGCCGAGAATCTTCTCGGAATTCTCGCAACAGAAGATGCCGTTGATGAACTTGGAAACTGGACCAATGAAGGTATTGCATCTCTTGGCTTACTATCTCAACAGATGGAAGTTGCGGAAAAAGAAGCTGCAAAATATCAGGAAGAAATTGATTACCTTAATGCTAATTGGAAATCTCTTGGATACACTCAAGAAGAGTACACTGAAAAGCTAGAAGAACTCAAATCTAATCAATATGATGCTATTAATTCTTATCACGACGCAAAAGATGCAATTGTTGAGTTAAACGAGGCTCGTATTGACGCAATAAAAAATGGTATCGAAAAAGAAATTGAAGCTTACAAGAAATTAATAGATGCCAAAAAAGAAGAACTTGATGCGGAACAGGATTTACATGACTTCCAAAAGGGTGTTATGGAACAACAAAAGGACATAGCGGCTATCGAAAGACAGCTTGCGGCTCTTTCTGGTGACAATTCTATGTCGGCTAGGGCAAAGCGTGCACAACTTGAAGCAGAACTAGCAGAGGCAAAAGCAGAACTAGAAGAAACATATTACGACCGTTCTGTTAGTGAACAACAAAACGCATTGGATAGAGAACTAGAAAACTTCCAAGAAACAAAAGACAAAGAAGTAGAAGAGCTAGACAAATATTTAGAGAACGTAGAGTTGGTGGTTGCAGATAGTATAGCTATGGTACAAGCAAATGCGAATGTTGTCTACGCTATGTTGACGGCACTAGGCCAACAATATGGTTTAAATATCGCAACCGCACTTACACAGCCTTGGATTGCCGGTGAAACAGCAATACAAAATTACGGAGCAAAGCTTAATGTATCCTTGACGACACTTGCTTCTATGTTCGGGTTAACCGTAGACGAATTTGCAGCAAAACTTGGTTTGACGACCGAAATGCTTGTTAGCAATCTCGACATCACGGTTGCACAAATGGCAACGAATCTTGGTTTAACAAATGAGCAATTGGCCGCTAAACTTGGAATTACTGTTACTAGTTTAAACGGCATGATGGATTTAAGCATCCAAGAACTGGCCGCAAAGATGGGTCTCACACTTCCAGCTTTGGCAGAACAGTTAGGTACAACTACTGCAGGATTAGCCGGAAATCTTGACATGACTATGACTCAATTTGCCGGAAGTATGGGGCTAACTGTTGAAGAGCTTGCCGGTAAGTTCGGTCTATCTGCTGAGGGCTTAGCAAATAAACTTGGTATGACATATCAAGACCTAATGAATCCGTTCGGACTATCTATGAGTGCAACGGTTGACGCGTTGAAATCTTTAGAAGAAGAATACGGAAATATACTTGCTGGTATTCAAGCTGAAAGTATAAATACTGTTAACAGTGTAAACAACGCGATGGATGGGTATAAAGAAGTAAACGAAGAGGCACCAAAAGAACCAGAGTCTCCAAAAGAACCAAAGGAAATTACTGTTGGTGGTAAAATTAATGCTGGTAACGCTAAGATTTATAAAGACTCCTATGGTGGCGGTGCCAGTACTCAGTATTTTGCTTCTGATCCTATTTATACGGTGTTGCGTGAAAATAACGGATATGTCCTGGTGCGTCATCATAAATTAAAATCTGGCTATACTGGTTGGTTTAAGAAGTCTGATATTCAGGCGTATGCATCCGGTACACTTGGTACAAAGAGAAGTCAGATTGCTTTAATTGACGAACTTGGTGAAGAGCTTGTTATGCATGCTGGTCAAAATGGAAAACTACAATATCTAAGCAAGGGAACCAGTGTAATTCCACATGATATTAGTGAAAATCTAATGAAATTGGGACAGCTAGATCCAACTGAAGTTTTAAGTCGTAGTACTCCACAAATTGGAGTTAGCCCAAGTATCATGAATAATAAGACTGAAATTAATTTAAATATTGCAGAAGTTGTACATGTGGACCATGTTGACCATGATACATTACCTGATTTGACAAAGGCAGTAAGAAAAGAAATGGATTCTTATATGTTAAAGGTTAATAATGCAATTAAAGCAAAGGTTCGTTAATGGTTTTATGGAGAGGGTCGAAAGGCTCTCTCCTATTTTAATGTAGTAGTTTATGAAAGGATGGTGAAACATGAGTAGTTACCATTCAAGTTTCAAATATTTAAATAAGAACTCAAAAGATGATTTTCAATGGATGATTGTTCATTTTGAAGCCGATCAGGGAGAAATGGATAGTTATCTTTCTCAAGAACAAATTTATGCGGACTTATACAATGGTAGAAAACGCCTGTTATACGGTACAAAGTGGGATTCTGTTGCCAATATTAAAATAACTGTTATTAAACAAAATGGCGACGATTTTTCAGTTCAAGATTGTCGAAATGCATATAGGTGGTTAACTGGAAACCCAATGGCAAGTTGGCTAGATTTATATGCCGGAGATAGGCTACAATATAGTTTTTTGGTGACGGTACAAGATGTCAGGCCAGAAAAATTAGACGCAAGAACAGTTGGTTTGAATATTTATTTCGAATCTGTAAGTCCATGGGCGTACTCTCCCCCTCAAAATTTACAGTGTTCTTTTGGACAAGCATTATCCGTGGATGATGATGGGGTTTTAAGTAAAGGTAATGGAGATAGATTATTAAGTGTTGATGAAAGTGGTGTGTTATATAATGGCACAGATGGTGGCGTAGGATTATTCCAGATTACACTAGACGGTGTTATGTATATTGATAACTCCGTGCATTTACAAATTGACAATAAGTCAGATGATTTATATTCTTACATTAATTTAGAAATGACATTTAGAAACAATAATAGTTCTGATTTGTTCATTAGAAATGTAACATTAGAGGAAGAAACAGCTATTGCTGGGCTTAGTGACGGAGAGGTTGTAACCTTGAATGCCGGACAATTTATTATATCAAATATACCAAATAAAATTTTTGGCAATAATTTTAATTTTGTGTG